GCCCTGGCGGCGACCCGCACCGCACTTGAAATAGACAAGCGGGAACTGCTGGTTCTGCTCGGGGAGGCACACAAGTCCGCCCTGCGGAACAAGCAGAGTATCGATTGGCGGAAGTACAGCGAGGCGACGCGGGACTACCTCCGCACCCAGGCCGGCGCCAACTGGCGGGAACAGTTCCTGCCTGTGCTGGAGGGGGTGATGACGGACGGCGTCAACACCATGCGGGACGAGTTCGGTTTTCAGTTCGACGTGCCGAACATCGGGGCGCAGGAGTGGTTTACGGAGTACGCCCTGGAGTTCGCCAGTCCCGTCAACGGCACCACGGCGGACCTTGTCGAGGAGGTCATCGCCATGGGGGTGGACGAAGGCTGGTCCATTGATGCGATGGCAGGTCACCTCGAGGAGGTCTTCCGACAGATGGCGTACGGAGACGTGGAGCCGGAGGACCTGGCCTGGTTCGAGGACCGCATGGTGCCCTACCGGGCGGAGGCGATCGCCCGGACGGAGACGATGCGGGCGGAGAACTTTGGCGCCACGGAGCAGATGTCCGAGTGGGGCGTCGAACAGAAGGAGTGGCTGGCCACCCCCGACGAACGCGTGCGGGAGGCGCACTGGGAGGCCAACGGCCAGGTGGTTGCGATCGACGAGCCATTCATCGTGGACGACGAGGAGATGGACTATCCGGGCGATCCTGCGGGCAGTCCAGGAAACTCGATCAACTGTCGGTGCACGGTCCTGCCGGTCCTGCCCGGCGAGGCGACCGAATAGTGATACAATTGATTGGCCGGAGGGCAACATGAAGCACGAGACAAAATCTGTACAGTTTACCAAGGTACGGATCGACGAGGATCAAGGCATCGTTGACGGCCTCATCACGGTGTTCGGGATCCTCGACGAGGGGAGCGACATCTCTCACCCCGGTTCCTTTGTCAAGACGATTAGCGAGCGGGCCGGGAAGATCCGTGTTTGCGACAATCACCTCCAGGACAGCATCATGCGCGTCCTGGGCAAGCCAGTCAAACTTTGGGAGGTGGATCGCGCCGGACTGCCCGAGGCGGTTCGGGCCAAGAGCCCAGAGGCGACCGGCGGGCTCATGGGGTCCATCCAGTTCTTCCTCGATACGCCGGAGGGCAAGGGCGCCTTCGTTCGCATCCGGGAGGGCGGCATCGACGAGTGGTCGTACACGTACGATGCCCTCGACGTGGACTACTCCAAGGTCAAGGACAAGAACGGCCACACGGTTACGGCCCGCAACCTGAAGACGGTACGGCTGTGGGAGGTGTCCCCCGTGCTGTGGGGCATGAACACCGAGACGGCCGTGCTGGGTACGAAGTCCGACCACGAAGCCAAGCCTTGGGACGTGTTCAAGGTTGGCGACAAGTGGGGCGTGTACAAGGTGGACGCCGACGGGAACCGCACGGGTGAGGCTCTCGGAACGCACGACACCGAGGAGGATGCCAACGCCCAGATCGCGGCACTCCACGCGAACGTGGACAAGTTGGCGGCGGTGCACGTGGACACCGAAACGAAGAACGAGTCCATCGAAGAGGTGGCCAACGATGTTCAGGCCGAGTTCACGGCGGTCTTTGGAGACCCAACGGCGGTGCAGCCGCAGTACGCTCCGTGGGTCCGGGCGACCTACCTCGACCTCGGCTTCTGCATCGTCGAGTTCGGTCCAGTGTGCTACAAGGTGCCGTTCACCCAGCAGGACGGACTGGTGACGTTCGCACCCCGCGACCAGTGGGTGGAGGGGACGTACGAGTTCCAGCCTCTCCCGGCCGAGACCCAGCCCGACACGGCGATGGGCGAGTACGGGACGATGGCGTTCACGCCGAAGGGCGAAACCAAGGTCGTTGAACCGGTGTCCGACACGCGGCCGGACCTGGACATCGCCGACATCGTCGAGTTCCTCGGCCTGCACGAGCTGACCGAGCACAAGGCGCTGAAGGCGGGGCGCGTGCTGGCCCAACGGAACGTGGACCGGATCATGGCGGCCATGTCAGCCCTGCACGAAGCGCTCGCGGACGCGGGCGTGGATATGGGCATGACGGACGAGCACCAGGACGCCGAAACCGAGATGGACGACACGAAGCGTGATATAATGAAAAGGACGAAGACCGCACCCCCGAAGTCCGGGGCCGGCCGGGCCGGCGACAAGCCACCCACCGACGAGGACCTGCTGCACNTGGCAGAGGTAGGGGCCGCGGAGTTGGACCTGCTCGAGGAGTAGGTCACACTTACGCGACTGAACGTCGCTGGGAGGGTACGATGGATCTGAAGGAAAAGGTAGAGCGCAGCAAGGCGCTCTANGCGCAGGCCCGGTCGATCCTTGAGAACAAGGACGCGACGGCCGAGGACAAGGCCAAGGTCCAGGGCATCCTGGCCGAGGCAGCCGCCCTGAAGGCGGATGCGGTACAGATGAAGAACATCCTCACTGCTGCCGCGGAACTCGACGGTGCGATCGCGGTTGAGGCCAGGGAAATTGCCGACAAGGGACTGAATGCCGGCTCGAAGGCGTTCACGAACTGGGGCGAGTTCCTGTACTGCGTGGCGCTGGCCACAAAGGGTACGCCCGACAAGCGGCTGGTCGCCTTCGAGGATGACGAGCCCAAGAGCGCGAAGACCACGATGCAGGAGGGGGTCGGCCAGTTTGGCGGCTTCCTGGTTCCGACGGAACAAAGCACGACCATGATGTCCGTCGTGGCCGAAAACAGTTTGGCACGCGCCGGTGGCGCCACGGTCATCCCGATGCGCCGGCGCCAGATCGACATGCCGATCCTTGATCAGACCGGCACGACCGCGGGCCAGCCCCATTGGTTCGGTGGGATGCAGTTCTACTGGGCGGAAGAGGGTGGCCTCAAGACCCAGTCGGACCCGAAATTCCGCCAAATCAGTCTGGTGGCTCACAAGCTCATCGGTTATACCCGGGCCTCGGACGAGCTGCTCGATGACTCGGCCATCGGTCTGGACGCTTTTCTGGGCGGGCCGCTCGGCATGGCGGGTGGAATTGGTTGGATGGAGGACTACGCCTTTCTGCGCGGCAGTGGCGCGGGTCAGCCCCAAGGCGTGCTGAACGCCCCGGCGACCATCTCGATTGCTCGCACGGCCGTCAATCCCCCGGTTCAGTACACGGACCTGGTGAACATGCTCGAGAACTTCCTGCCCACGGGCACGGGCGCCTGGTACATCTCGCAGAGCCTGCTCTCCAGCCTCATGGTGATGCAGGATCCGGAGGGGCACTACATCTGGACGCCCTCCGCACGCGACGGTGTGCCTACCGCCCTGCTCGGCTTCCCGGTGCACTTCACGGAGAAGCTCCCCGCGGCCGGGTCCGCTGGAGACATCCTGCTCGCCGACTGGCGCTACTACCTGATCGGTGACCGGCAGGCCACCACGATCGAGAGCACGAAGTTCGATCGTTGGCAGTACGACGAGACGTCCTGGCGCGCGGTCCATCGGGTTGACGGTCAGCCGTGGCTAAATACCCCGCTGACTCTAGCCGATGGCAGTTCGCAGGTCTCGCCGTTCGTGCAGCTCGGTGCCAAGACCACGTAGTCTTGGTGATCCGCTGACACCCTGAATCCAAACGCCCGGCGGTCGTAAGGCCGCCGGGCAGGGAGAGAATGGAAATGGCTGAGAGCACCGCACGTTTCACCGAGCAGTGGGCACTGATCGGGAAGATTACCCCGGCGTCCTACAGCTCGGAGCAGAACTCTGGCCGGCTCAACCTGGCCAACTACCATCGTGCCGCGGTCATCATCTTCAACGGCGCGCTGGGCACCGACACCACGCTCGACTCCGACATCGAGCAGGCGGATGCGGCCTCGGGTGGCACCCTCAAGGCCATCTCGGGGAAGAGCATCACCCAGCTGACGGATGTCGGCGGCGACGACGACAAGGTCGTGGCGGTCGAGATTGACTGCGACGAACTTGATGTGGATAATGGGTTCGAGTACATCAACGTGGAGCTGACGCCGGCGACGAGCACAGCGATCTGCGGCGCGTTGGTCTTCGGCCTGCCGCGCTACAAGCCGGCGATCGTGACAGAGTACGACGAGGTCGTAGACTAGTTTTACCTGGTCCGGTGGCGGGGAAAGGGTATCTCCCGGGTACCCCAGTACCCGCCACCGTTCCATTTTGTCTCAGGGATCCGGGAGGCCCGGCGTGTGGGTTCAACTCATTTCAACAAAGGGCGTGGAGAAGGCTGGTCACCTGGTCACCTATAGACCGGGAGACTGGTGCGACGTTGGGAAACAGACGGCGCTGGAGTGGGTCTCCGACGGGTCCGCCCGTGCCGTTGACCCGGTCGCCTTGAACGTGTTCGCCTCGGGCACCGGCGTCTTTGTCCGAGGTTCAGTGGAGCGAGTATCAATCCTTCTTGGCCCGTATGCCAAGCGCGGAGAGATCACGGACGAACCCCCGATCGTCCACTTCGATAAGACCCTGGTGCTCAAGCCCACGGGTGCACACCCCCGGCTCGACACGCTCGGCACCGCCTGGCGCTTGTTGGACCAGGGGTGGGAGGCGGTCATTCCCCTGCTCGACTACAACCAGCTCGCCTCGAACTACGGTACGGTCGAGGAGCGCGAGCTCACGGCCAAGTACGTCCACGATCTACGCATCCCGATGTACGACCCCCGTGTCATCTTTGTGCGGCGGTGCCCTGCGGGGGAAGCCCTCATCGCGGAGTTCTACGAGGAGATGCACCGCGGCGGTGAGGAGCCCCTGGCACTCCTTCGCGCCCTCCACCGCGTCAAGCCGATGGTACTGGCGACCCCGCGAACATGGGTCGACATTCATGCCCACCGGACGGAACAGTGGTGAAGGAACTATTACAGTCACATAAAGTGACCGCCACGCGCAGCGCCGTTCTCGTTGCCGTGGGCGATCCGGTGTACCGCAGGGCGGCGGATCAGGCCGTGGCGTCCCTTGCGACACACATGCCCGGCCTGAACACAATCGTTCTTAGTGGTCCGATCCCGCCGGGGCTGAACGCCGCACAATTCTCCCGGGCTGTGAAAATCTCCCTTCTCCATCGGGTGGGCGCCGATCAGGTCATGTATCTGGACGGAGAATGCTTGGTACAGGAGGACGTGTCCGCCGGGTTTCAACTACTCGACGACGGCTGGGACCTCGTCATCACGCCGAGCCAGAACCAAGACGGGCTTGATCTGTTTTGGCACGTTGATCGCGCCGAGACCGATATGACGCTACTGAACCTGGGATTCGCACCGCTTCAGCTCCAGGGGGGCATGTGGTTCGTGCGTCGGTCGCCGGCGACCGAACGGCTGTTCGACGCCTGGCACGCGGAGTGGGACCGCTTCCGTGGGAAGGACCAGGCGGCCCTTGTGCGGGCGTTGTTGGTCAATCCGGTGCGGATTGCGCTGCTGGGGTACCCCTGGTTATTGGGTCCGGTGGTCATGCACAGGTTTGGACTGTTCGGGAGGACCGGGTGACCCGCGTCCACGTCGTTACGGTGGACTACGACACGGACATCGTCCTGAGTCGGTTGGTGCGACCGCTGGTCGACGAGTTGGGGTGGTCGCACGGCACGCGGCCGGACCGGACGGCGGACGTGACCTACTACTTTCCGTACCTCCAGCTCGGGATGGGGCCAGACGAGACTCGGACCATGGCGTTCTTCACCCACCGCGACGTCGGTCGCCCAGAGAAGGTGACGGCGTGGGACCACGCGGACGCACGCGTGGACATGCGGACCGTGTGCGCCCGTTTGTACTGGCGGCAGCTTGGGTCGCCCAAGGCCATCGTGACGCCGGACATCCAGCTGGAGAAATTCGTCCCAGGGGACGGGCACCGGCACGCGGTCGTCGGGACGGACGGCTTCGTTTATCCGGCGGGGCGCAAGGGCGAGGGGCTGTTCGGGCAACTGATGCGGCACCCGGCAATGCACGCCGTGGACTTCGAGACCGCCGGGCGTGGGTGGCCGTGCGAGTGCCGTCTTTGGCCCTGGGACCAGTTGCACGAGTTCTTCCAACGGCTGTCCGTTTACGTCTGCACGTCCACGATCGAGGGAACGGGGCACGGGCCGCTCCAGGCCCTGGCCTGCGGCGTGCCGACGGTTGTGCCCACGGGCGTCGGCGTGTTCGATGAACTGGAGGGTCTTGGGATCCATCGGTACGAGGCCGGGAACCTGGACCAACTCGTACTGGCGGTGGAGGACGCGCTGATGGACCGTACGCCGACGGAGGACATCCGGGAGTGCGTCACCAAGTACACTCACGCCGCGTGGTTGCGAACCAACGAAGCCGCCGTGGCGCAGCTGATGGCGGGGAAGCCATGAAGAAGCACACTGTAGCGCCGGGCACGGCCACCGAGATACGTCGAGCCCTGCGGATAACCAAAGCGGATGTGAAGGCGGCGCTGGCCGCGATAAGGGCAGCTCTCCGGTGAGTGACCGCGGCGTGTATGTTGTTGCGTTCGGCGATCCCGCGCGCAAGTGCGCCGTCCGATGTGTCGAGTCGTGGCACTACTTCATGCCCGGCGTGCCCGTATCCGTCGCCGGTGTCGAGAAGTTGGGACCGGAGGACGTGTTCGTGAAGGCGGAGGACGAGGACGTCGGCGGTCGGTCGGTGAAGACCAAGATTTGGGATCTGGCGCCGGCGGAATGGGAGTACGTCCTGTACGCCGATGCGGACACAGAACTGATCGCCCCGGTGCCGTCCCTCTTTGGGTTCCTGGAGGACGGGTGGGACGCACTGTTCTGTCTGAACGCCCAGAGGTACGTCACCGCCGAGAACATGCGGCGGCCGGACAACGGGGACGAGTGCGACGAGACGGTGGCACTCTACGGCACAAACCAGCTGATCCAATTCAACGGTGGAATATTCGGCTTTCGGCGCAACGAGCGCACGCAAGCACTGGTACAGGCGTGGCACTCGGAATGGGACGCGTACGGAAAACGGGATCAGCAGGCGCTCATGCGGGCGCTGTTCCATTACCCGGTTCGGCTGCTGGCCCTTGGGGTCGAGTTCAATACCAGTCTCCGCTACTACTCAGCGGCCCGTTCGGTCGGGGTTGTTCACAGTCAGATGAACGCTCGGCGCTGGAAGGGCATCATCAAGGGTCGGTCTGATAGTGACGAAGCCTGGGCGGCCACGCATCCGAGCTGGGCCGATCTTGGTGGGAAGCCCAAGTGAAGCCTCTTCGCATTCTTTGGGTGGTCAAGAACTCTCCCTCCTGTTTTGAGAATGCACATCGGAACATGGGCATCGGGTCGTATTCGGTGGAGGGGATGACCTGGGAGAAGAGGACGTGGTCGCGGTTCAATACCACCCAAAGTTTGCGGGCCATTCGCAAGGAGGGTTTTGACCTGGTGCTGCACGAGGATGGGGGAAGCTGGTGCACGTATACAGAACGTGGTATCTTGCCCGTCGTGTACTTTAGTATCGACGATACCCTGTCGGAGGATCACCTGCGCAATCGAATAAAGCAGGCACGGCAGGCAGATTTGGTACTGGTGGACCACGGGCCGCTGGGGCCGTTCAAGACAGAGGCCGGACGACCGGTGCTCCGGTTCAACTACGCGGTCAACGAGCGGGTCTTCTATCCGATGGGTCATCGGACCACGGATGTAGTCTTTCATTGTTCCTCCGGGCAGCGGCAGAATGAGCCCGGTGCGGCGGAACGAATTCGGGTGCGGCGACTGTTGCACACTATCTGCCAGCGACACGGGTGGTCTTATCGGTCGGGCGTACGGGGGCTGGACAAGTATGCCCGTTCGCTCGCGCAGGCGCGTGTGGTGATGAACGTTCCCCGAACGGAGACGAACCGTCCGCACCGGGTGTTTGATACGATGGCGGTCAAATCTTGTTTACTTACGGGCCCCATTCCCAGGGTGCTGGGGGATGACATTCAGACCGGCGTACACTATGTGACCTTTACGGATGATCAACAGCTGGAGGATATGTTGGAGTACCTGTTGGAGGATGACGGTGGGTACGAGGAGATTGCGGAAGCAGGTTACAATCTGGTCATGGCGAACCACACGTGGGTGATCCGCGCCGCACAACTCAGGGCGACGTTGGCGGAGGTCTTTGGATTATGAGGGACTGGACACAGCCCACTTCCCCAGGCGCCATTCAACGTAGGCCGTGGATGTCTCCATGGGCTGAGCACATGTTTGGCGAGCTGCTGTACCCCGGTATTCGGGTTGTGGAGTTTGGGAGCGGTGGATCAACCCTGTGGTTGCGGGATCACGCGGCGACTGTACTTGTTTCTTACGAAACTAGACTTGAGTGGGTGGAGACGATGGTCATCCATGGGGAGATACCCTGCCTGTGGGACGGCCTGACGATGCTGGACATTCCAGAGCATGATTTGCTATACGTCGATGGTGATCCGTACGAGTTCCGGCCGCTGTTCGCCGCCATGGCCTGGCCAAGCTTGCTATCTGGTGGGTGGATGGTGCTAGACAACTCCAACGAGCGACGACTTGGGACGATGCGGGCCGATTACATTACGCGCTCGTCAGAATTTCTCGCGGTAGAACATCAGCCTCGTCCGTGCGGATTCTGCGA